CGATTATTGTGTACGTATTTCCACTGTAGAATCAGGCATGAATACCATTCAAGGTATTGACGTAGAGGGTTGGTGGATTACATTTAGTAATTTCCCAGGTGAACATTTTGACTCAGCTCCCACTGTATTCCAGCCAAAAGACTGGAAACAAGTCAACGGCATTCAACGTGCACTCGCTAAAGATAAAAATTGGGGACCCTATTTCACTATCAAAGATGATTGGGCTGATCTTCGGCCCATTCATGCTAGCACCGTTCATAAGGCTCAAGGTTCTACTTATCGAAAAGTATTTGTTGATATGGATGATATTGGCCGTAATACTCGATGGAGAGATCTCGTACGCCTACTTTACGTTGCTATAACACGCGCTAGCCATGAAGTGCATATCTTTGGAGATATCACTATGCAACATAAAGTGCGTAAAGCAGATGACACATTGGAGGCGTTTCAAAATGTCCAAAAACTCATACGAACTTGACCTACCTGAGGTACCTTTTGATTACGGAATGGTAGTCAAAGAAGGATTATTTGACGATTTATATCGCCCGCAACTCGAGTACTGGAACAAACGTCTTCGAGCTGTTTCAGAGCGCAATGTGGCATGCTATGCCCGTGAAGACGAGGCCTTTAATCTAAATGATCAAAGCTTCGTCTCTATCTTTTACGAAGGGGATACTTTTGGTTTATTGCCTCTCGATGATGATGACGACCCCGTATCACCCTATTGCTTAGAGCTCTTTTCTGGAGACCCAGAACTTGTACGGGAATTTAGTGTCATTGCCCATGAAATACGTAAGCTCAAGCAAGAACGGTATGAAACACAACGATTCTTAGCAGGTCTAATGATGTTTGACCCGCCACCCGCCATGCTAGTAGAGATCCCGCCATGCTAGTAGAGATACTAGGTGACGGATTGGGCCAAGTATGTCAGAATGTCATACGCAAACGCGGTTGGACGGCTTCAGAAATGCAGTGGGATCCTCATGAACCTGCTGCCTTAAAAACTTATCTTGAAGAGCAATCGACCATCATTGAAGCAATGCAGCAACGCATGCTGTTAAACATGATTACCATTTAGGATTGCCATGTTGAGACACATCTCCTATGGTGAGGGACCTTATTCCCTTGCAATATTAGTCCCAACGAAGGACTTTGATAAAAATGAAATCTATAACCACTATGTGATCCCTCTAGTGGCTAAAGGTATAAAGAAGGAGGAGATAATCGCGTTTAACCTGGATCACAACGATAAAGGCAAAACACCCGTTAATGCTGTAGTAAAACCCTGGCTTAATAAGCTTGAAAAAATGCTCGATCATTTTCAGATCAAGCATGTTTTAATTGCCGAACCAAACTATTTCAAAACCATTTGCAAAGAACGCAAAACCGATCCCCACTATGGCTATCAGAAGAATACTATCTGGTCTGGCATTGCTGGGTACATTACGAGCAATTATAAAGCTCTTATGTTTAACCCAGCAGTACAGAAAAAGATAGATCTAAGTCTGACAGCCGTTGCACAGAGTTTTCTTGGAGGCCCTGGTTTATTTTCTAAGAAAGCTCTTGAGAATCTCATTTGCCCAATTTCCCTCGATGAGATTTCTCAAACTCTTCACCAACTGTTGGAACGCCCCGCTGTTTCGGTCGATATTGAAGGCTACTCCCTGCGCGTAGATAAAGCCAAAGTAGCAACTATCGCCTTTGGGCTGGACACGAAAAGCGCAGTGGCGTTCCCGGTGGCGTTCCCGGTTGGTGAGGACCAACATCGTAAAGAGCTCTTGAAGAAATTCTTCACGGAATATAAGGGAGGCCTTATATTTCACAATTGTACTTATGATACAAAAGTTATTATTTGGGAACTCTTCATGAAGCATCCAACAGATTATGAAGGGATGCTCGAAGGCTTACATATCATGCATCGTAATCTGCATGATACAAAAACCCTTTCTTATCTTGCCCTGAATAGCTGCAGCGACATTTCGCTAAGCTTGAAGGACTTAGCGTTTGAGCACACTGGCAACTATGCCCAGGATGATATTCAGGACATCACCAAGATTCCAATGCCTGAACTCTTGGAGTATAACGCCACCGATACCATCGCAACTTGGTATGTTTACGACAAATACCGAAAGGTAGTTAAAAGGGAGCAGGAATCTGTCTATCAAGACGTCTTCCGCCCAACTCTCAAAACACTGACCCAGATGGAACTCTGTGGCGCACCCATGAATATGGGTGCCGTGCTCAATGCTGAACGTAAAATGGATGATATCCGTCGAACGCATTTCGAAGCCATTATGGCTAATCCTATTATCCAGGATTTCGAAAAGCTCCTACGAGAAAAAGAAGCTGAGAAAGCTAACAAGAAACTGAAGAAACTACGTAAAACAGCAGATGATTTTCTTAGTTTCCGATTTAATCCGAATAGTGATACTCAGCTAACCGTCCTTCTACACGAGTACTGGGATCTCCCAGTGATAGAGAAGACAAATGGAGGTAACCCCTCTACTAAGAACGCTGTACTACGTTCGCTAATTGAGCGTGTAAACAATTCTAGGAAGTGGGGACCCGAGATTAGTGAGATACTAGACCACATCTGTGAACTACACGAAGTATCTACAATCTTGAACACGTTTATACCTGCGTTCAAGAACAACAGTATCCCAAAGAACGGGTGGCACTACCTGCATGGCGGATTTAACCTGGGTGGTACCAAGTCTGGACGACTCTCTAGCTCAGATCCTAACTTGCAAAACATCCCAAGCACAGGAACGCAATATGCCAAACTCATTAAGGAATGTTTCCAACCCCCGTTAGCCACGGTACAGAGACAAGATCCTGAATGGATATTTGTTGGAGCTGATTATGCATCCCTCGAGGATCGTATCTCTGCTCTCCTCACGAAGGATCCCAACAAACTGGCCGTTTACACAGACGGGTATGATGGGCACTGTCTTAGAGCGTATTATTACTTCAAAGAACAAATGCCCGATATCACCGCGGAACTCGAAACAGGAACTGATCGAGTAACAACAATTAATTCAATTGAGCACCGTTACCCGAAGCTACGACAACACTCCAAAGGTCCAACTTTTGCGCTCACCTATATGGGTACTTGGCGCACATTAGTGAAAACTTTTGGATTGCGCAAGGAAATCGCTCAAGCCATTGAAGCTAATTATCATGAACTTTATGAAGTGTCCGATAAGTGGGTCATGGATCGCTTGGAAGAAGCCAGCGAAAAAGGATATGTTGAACTTGCCTTTGGGCTACATTTGCGTACGCCTCTATTGCAAAAAGTGGTCTTCAACAGCTACTCCATGCCATTTCAAGCCCACCAAGAAATGAAAACTGCAGGCAATGCGCTGGGACAGAGCTATGGTCTTTTGAATTCTCACAGTGCAAACCTGTTTATGGAGCGGGTCTGGAATTCTAAATTCAAGTATCAAATTATGCCTGCTATGCAGGTGCATGACTCCCAGTACTATATGGTACGCAACACGCTAGAGTGCCTGAAATGGGTCAACGATAATTTGATTGAATGCATGGAATGGAACAAGCTAGCTCCGATTCAGCATCCTGATGTGCATCTTGGCGCCACTCTTGAGCTCTACCATAAGACTCTATTCGGTACCACATCTTCGCAGAACGCTTACTAAGAAAGATTAGAACACACACTGAACACTTTCTTAAAGCTGCTTAGCGGCTCCGCCTTTTTTTCGATACAAACGAGGTTTTTATGTCTTATACAAACTACAATAATATCCCATTGGTGCTATCCGTCTGGTTAGCCGCTAATGATGGATATGATCTGAAACGATCAGATAACGTTGTAAGCGCTACATCACTCATGAAACCGACAAAAAGTCTAATTCTAGGCAATCGAGTGCATGCTTCTGAAACAGAAGAACAAGTAGTCGACGTCAGTGACCTTGTACCATCTCGACTTGGTACAGCTGTACATACTGCTGCAGAGGTAGCCTGGCTCTATTCACGCGAAAATGCATTGACAGCCTTGGGCTATCCTCAGCAAGTAATCGATAAGATTCAGCTGAATCCTGACGAACCTGGAGAGGATCCACAATTCGATATTTATCTTGAGCAGCGTAGCAACAAAGCGATTGGTAAATGGGTGATCTCCGGCAAATTTGACTTTGTTGAGAACGGCCGCGTAAAAGACATCAAGACCACGAAAACCTATAACTGGATCAAAGGATCCAACGATGAAAAATATCGGATTCAGGGCTCAATCTATCGCTGGCTCAATCCAGAGATCATTACCGACGACTATGTTGACATTCTAATGATCTTCACAGACTGGAGTCCACTTAAAGCTAAGGTAGACAAAGACTATCCCAATGCCAATATCCAGGTACGGACACTGCCACTCATGTCTCTTGAAGAAACTGAGCGGTGGATCAAGAACCGTCTGGCTGAGATAGAGCGTCACTGGAATGATCACCAAGACGCTATGCCGGCCTGCACTCCAGAAGAGCTTTGGATGGATCCACCGAAATACGCGTATTATAAGAATCCTAAGTCTCAACGAGCCACTAAACTGTACAACACGCCCCAGGAAGCTAACGCGCATAAAGCACGTGATGGAGTCCCTGGATCTAAAGTAGTCGAACGTAAGTCTGAACCGAAGTTCTGTAAATACTGTGAAGGTCGTCAGATCTGTCTGCAGGCACAGAACTATATCGCGGAAGGCCTGCTTAAACTGTAGGAGCAATTATGCAAACTGACTACCTCAATATGCCTTACCATCCAATGATGGAGCGGATTGTAGATATCTTACGCCGTAAAACCCAGAACCAGGATCCGGTATTCTTTCGGCTCGTAGTAAGTTATCACTTCGCAAAGGTCGCTTCAATGATGCGTACTCGAGTACAGCTGGCAGATGACCAGATTGTTCCTGTAAACATGTACGCCATCAATCTGGCGCCATCTGGGTCTGGCAAAGGTCACTCGAACAATATTATCGAGGAAGAAATCATGGCCGGGTTCCGTCAACGGTTCCTGGAACATACATTTCCGACAATTGCTGAAAAGCGTCTGACCAAGCTCGCAAATCAACGTGCCATACGAGACCAAACTGATCCAGATCTAGAACTCGATCGAGCAAAGGCTGAATTCGAAGAGCACGGCCCGCTGCTATTCGGGTTTGACTCAGGCACTGGTGCAGCTATTAAGCAAATGCGTGCCAAACTTCTAATGGCAGGAGCCGGATCCATGAATTTTGAAATGGATGAAATTGGCTCCAACCTGACCGGTAACACTGAAGTTCTGAATCATTATTTGGAACTTTTTGACACCGGCCGCATCAAGCAGAAACTCGTCAAGAATACTCGAGACAACATGCGTTCCGAAGATCTCTTTGGCGCCACGCCTACTAACATGTTGCTGTATGGCACGCCCACAAAGCTGCTGAATGGCTACAAGTTGGAAGATGAGTTCTATGAAATGCTGGAAACAGGCTATGCACGCCGCTGCTTCTTTGGCTTCTCCCGGTTCCGTAAAGGAGCCGAGAATACAACTCCTGAAGAGATGTACAAACTGTACCATGACAAGACAGCATCTAAATATCTCGTAACTCTGAAAGACCGGTTTACACAGCTGGCTAATCCAGCTACGTTCAACCAGGTGTTGCAAATGAAGAAAGATGTGATGCTAGCTTGGTACGAGTATCGCATTCACTGCAATAAAATTGCCTCTAAACTTTCCGAATACGATGAAGTACGGAAAGCTGAAACAGTGCACCGTTACTTTAAGGTAGCTAAGTTGGCTGCAGTGTATGCATACATCGATAAAAGCCCGTACATCTCGATGGACCACCTGCACTATGCCATCGCAATGGCTGAGCAATCTGGCATTGCACTTAAAGGCATTCTTAATCGAGAAAAGGCTCACGTAAAGCTCTGTAATTATATTTGCACTATTGGTAAAGAGCTGACCCAGGCTGATCTCATTGAAGATTTGCCGTTTTACAAAGGCTCAGAACAAGCCAAGCGGGAAATGCTCACGCATGCAACCGCGTATGGCTATAAGAATGGCATGTACATTCGTTCTGAAATTGTAGACGGAATTCAATTCCTGTCTGGAAAGAAAGTACCAGAAACAGATCTTGACAGGATCAAACTATCCTTTAGCACCCAAATCACAGAAGGCTATCGCAACCAGGAAGTTCCTTTCGATAAACTCTATAAACTTATCGAGAAAAAAGGCTATCACTGGTGCAATCACTTTCTTAGTGAAGGTTATCGCGACGAAGACCATGTAGTTGGAGACGCTAATCTTGTAGTTCTGGATGTTGAAGATAGTGTTGACCTGGATACAGCAAAGCTACTACTCAAAGATTATGCATGGTTACTCCATACTACGAAGTCGCATACAAAAGATGCGCATCGTTATCGGATCATCTTGCCCACTTCACATCACTTTGAATTGAGCAAAGCTGATTACCGGGATTTCATGCGAAATATCTATGAATGGTTGCCGTTTGATGTAGATAGAGCAACCCACGATAGATGCCGTAAGTGGTTGACTTGCAAGGGAAATTACTGGTACAATAAAGGCCAACTTCTGGACACAATGCAGTTTATTCCCAAAACCAAGAAAGCTGATGACCGTAAACAATTGCTTGCCAGTCAGACCAACCTGACAGCCCTCGAAAGATGGTCTATCAATCAGGCAGGTCGTGGCAATCGCAATCATACACTTGCCCGATTTGCTTTTACTTTGGTTGAACTTGGCCAATCCTTTGATGCTATTCGCTCACAGGTATTGGATATGAACCAGAAGCTGGATGAACCTCTGGATGATTCAGAGATTCATAGTACTGTTCTGACTTCGGTCAACAAACGCATAGCACAACGAGGTACCGCTAATGTCAATGAATAAACGACTCGTGCTTATCGCGGGCAAATCCGCATCTGGTAAATCCGCCAGTCTGCGAAATCTTCGAGACCCGGAAGGGGTATTGTTCCTGAACTGTGAAGCAGGAAAGGATCTACCTATGCCGGCGAAGTTTCGCAAACTAACGGTTACAGACCCTTACCAAGTGTGGGATGCCTTCGATAAAGCAGAGCAATCAGACAAGATACATACGATTGTCATCGATACCTTCACGTTCTTAATGGACATGTTTGAAAGTGTCCATGTACTGCCTGCTACCAATACAATGCAGGCTTGGGGCCAGTATGCCCAGTTCGTGAAAACGCTTATGCAGGATAAAGTCGCTAATAGCTCCAAGAACGTTATAGTTCTGGCGCATACGATGGATATCCTGAATGAGCAGGAAGGTGTCATGGAAACCTTGGTCAAGGTGAAAGGATCTACCATGAACCAAGGCGTAGAAGCATTCTTCTCCTCCGTAGTATCTGCTAAGAAAGTACCGCTCAAGAAACTTGAGAAGTACGAGAACGACCACCTCACCATCACTCCGGAAGAAGAAGCCGTAGGCTTTAAATATGTCTTCCAAACCCTCCTTACTAAGGAGACTGTAAACGAACGTATCCGCAGTCCGATGGGCCTCTGGTCTCGCAATGAGACATTCATCGATAATGATGCGCAATTCCTGCTCGATCAATTGAACGAGTATTATAAGTAACCCCGACTCCGTCGGGCTTTAGACTGACGCAAGTCAGTTTCCTCTTCCACAAAAAGGAGCTCATTTATGAGTATTGAAGCACTTCAACTCGGCGCCAATGTCGAGAAACCTGAAGAAGACGTCATCGTAACAGGTGGTGGGTTCACGCTGGACACGGGACTTTACCCGATGGTCATCGAGAACGCCTATCTCGAGAAGACGGATTCTGGCGCTATGATGATGCATGTGCACCTGAAACGTAAAGCTGGTGGTAACCAGGTTTATCGTTTCAAGAACTGTATCGTTTCTGGCAATGCTAAAGGTAACAAGCCCACCTACTATGACCAGAAGTCGAAGAAAGAACGTCCGCTTCCTGGTTATAGTCAGATGGATCAGATCTGCAAAATTGCCGGCGGTATCCCGCTGAGTCAGATTGAACCGGAGAAGAAACTGATCAAGCTCTGGGATTTTGACGCAGGTGCTGAAGTACCTCGTGAAATGCCCGTGATCACTCAGATCATTGGACAAGAAATCCTGGCTGGTATCCAGTTCCGCCGTGAAAACAAGCGTGCAAAGCAGAACGGTACGTGGGTTGACACCAACGAACCTCGTGAGTTCAATGAACTGGATAAAGTTTTCTATCCAGATGGCTATACCGTAACTGAGAAAGCTGCAGAAGCCGAAGAGGCAGTCTTTGTCGAGAAATGGGCAAAAGCTTTTCCTGACGGTACTGTTGTAGACAAGTTCAAGAAAATCGCTGGTGCCCCTGAAGCATCAACGGGTGGAACTGCTCCGGCATCTACTGCCGCAGCTGCTCCTGACGACTTGTTCAGCGACTAATGCGGTACATTGGAATCGATCCAGGCGCAAAGGGAGCCCTTTGTGTCCTGGATCCTTCCTCTAACTATCCCGTTCTCTTTGCAGATTTAAGTCTTAAGAACAAAGCCAATGAACTACTCAATGTCATCCGATATGAAGTAGAGCTTGGACCGTTCCCAGTACATGTCGCATTAGAGGATGTCCATTCTCTTCCAGGGATGTCAGCCAAAAGTAATTTCACCTTTGGTGGAATGTTTTGGCGTATTAAGACACTTCTAGAATGTGTACCAGTACAGTATGAGTTAGTGCCACCTAAAATCTGGCAAAAAGCCACTGGTGTACCTACTAGAAAATTCTTGAACGGTGAAATGGATCTTAAACAAGCTGTAGCAGATTTAGCCCAGGGTTATTACCCAATGGCACATTTGCACGGCCCAAGAGGAGGATTGTTAGATGGGCGCTCCGACGCGCTCATGATCGCACATTATCTAAGACTGAAATACGGAGGCTAATATGCCTGATTACAAACCAATCATGCGCGGACGACGTAGATCATTCCGTAAGCAGACGGCCAGTAACTTCGGTGTTCCTAAGTATTCAGTAGATGATCAGGTCGGAGATTTTACTATCATCCGTTATGAGGGGCATTCAGACATTAATAAGCGTAATGCTCATCAAATGTCTAAAGCTCAGCATTGGTACCGTTGTCGCTGTTCATGTGGCACAGAAGAATACCGATCTCAGCAAGAACTGATAGATCCCCGCCGGCAGAAGAAATGTTTTAACTGCCGTGACAATAACGATCATGACTACGAGGTATAGCAATGATTACCATCCTTATGGATCAAAACGCTATTGAGGAAGCGTTGACCAACTACACCGAGAGTGATCTTGGAGTAGACCTCAGTGAAAAAGAAGTCAGCATTAAGCTGATCGCAGGACGTGGTGATAACGGCCTCAGAGCCGAAGTTATGGTAGTCCCTCAGGACGAAGTAACCACTACTTCAAGTCCGGAACCGGAACCTGACGTTGAAGACAGCGACGTAGAGCCGGAAACCGAGGAAGCCGCTGTTCCGTCAGGCCCCTTTGACTGACAGCTTGTGGGCCCCTTCGGGGGCCCGTTTTTCCAAGGAGAAATTTATGAAAGATTTTATTCAATTTGCAGCAATTTTGTTGCTCATTTTTGGCCTGATTGCCGCTGTTCCCGTAATGGGAATTACTATTGGCATCGGCTTTGGAGCTTGGTTCCTATGGAAAGCCTGGCAGGAGGAACGTAATGTCAACCGATCTTGAAAAGCTAGAACAAGAAAATACACAACTTCGTGCTCGTAATACCCATCTCGAAAATATCGTGCCGAAAATGATTGTCATGATTAAGAATGCTTCAGATGTATGCAATGAGTATGCACAGACTCTAGAACAACTGACAATGGAAATGCAAAATACTCGCAACATTTATGCAAAACTTCACGACCACCTACAAGAGGCATTCAACGATGACAGTCGACGCACTGGACTTTCAGAATCCGACCGAGGAAACATTTAAAAGAGACGGTGAAACGCCTATTTCTGCAGTCATCGCATGTACTCCTGATTGCGAAGAAACTGTTAAGGAAGTCGTCGAACAACTCATCACAGCTCTTGAATTATGTCTTGAAGAGGATGAGATAGAATTAATGCAAACTTACAGCATCAAGCTCACAAACAGTAAAAAAACTATTGACCTTGATGAAATGACTGTATTCTTTTCATTGGCTTATCCTACAGTACCAGGACGTACCTTTGAAATGCAGCTCGGAACTCCTCCGTCTGCAACCCTTCACTAGGAGAACTTCATGCAACCAGAAAGTATTCATCTCAGTTTCAGACAAGGCTCAGCAGACAAAGTCTATAATGCTGAACTCAAAGAAGCCGATAGCGGCTGGATTGTAAATTTTTCATATGGCCGTCGTGGCAAACCTCTGCGTTCTGGCACTAAAACTGCTAAGCCAATCCCCTATGAACGTGCTAAAAAAGCATACGATAAACTCGTAACAAGTAAAACTGCGAAAGGATATACACCAGATAGCTCAGGAACTCCTTTCACAGCTCCTCAGATCGACCAGGAGCGCACAGGATGGATTCCTCAGCTCCTTAATCCAATCGAAGAAGATGACCTCTTAGAAACCTTCAGAAGACTTCATAATCATGTTGCAGTACAAACCAAACATGATGGAGAACGCCGCGGTATTTTTTATCAAAATGGCGAACTTTATGGGTCCAACCGCCGTGGATTAAAAGTTGCGTTACACCCAACTATTGAGAAAGCCTTCCAACGTCTTATTGAATTTCATTCTCTAGGAGACTTTATTCTTGATTCTGAAGATATGGGAGAATCTGTTGTAATTTTTGACATTTTAGAGTGGGACGGCAGAGATGTTACTAATCGTCCATTCATGCTGCGTGCAGATATCTTGTCAAAATTGCCTCTTATGTGTGAAGAAGCAGGTATTAAAGATGTAATAAATGCTGATACACCTGTCTACTGCGATTCTATGACCTCTTTAATTCATTTTCTTAGGTCAAATGAAAATAAACAAGAGGAAGGTATTGTTATTCGAGGCCCAAGTGCACCTTACACGCCTGGCCGACCTAATTCCGGAGGTCCCTGCATTAAGCTGAAGTTCTACGCGTCTGCCACCTGCCGCGTTGCATCTGTACATCCGACGAAACGATCTATTGGACTTGAGTTAGCTGATGAACAGGGAATGTTTGATTTT